CATCTGTTCTCCAATGACTAGTCTAAAAACTAGTATTAAGACTATCACTTATTTAAGTGATACTGGTTGTCTGGAGATTCAGGGGGCCAGTCTAACATGTTACGCACGGCCACATCGATACCATGTTCTTTTAATAATGAAATTGGTTTCTCAATGACAGGCCAATATTCATCCATGAAATCTACGAACGGTGCTTGGCCATCCCAGGCTCTTACAACCGGACAGAGAAAGAAGTTTAGAAAAAGCGCGCGCTGATCTTTGCCACAATAAGCAATAGCCTCTGAAGCCTTTGGTTTAAAGACTTTTTCGATTATAAGGCGCTGAGTTGCCATCAGATTACGTCTTGTTCCGTTAAAGACCTGACCCATTTTTCGCTCGATGAACACGTCTTCTAAGGCATTCCATAGCGACCAGGAAGGAACGCGTCCTTTTTCTCTCATTTTGTTGGACACACGAATATCGGTAAACAAAATGTGAGCAACCTCATGATCGAGAAATCCGCGCACAGCATTCATCAATGCCGGTGTTGCGTTATCCGGGATTGATGGGATGTTTACGAGAATTGGCTCTCCATCATCGTTATAGCGTACATAAGCGTCGTCCCCTCGTTCTGCAACAGGGATGTTTTTACCTGAAAGGAGAGCGACTACTCGTTTTACACTGTCACGGAAGTCCTGAACCTCTTTGATGGAACGTTTTTTAGACATGGCTAATCCTTTGTTATGAAAACAAATTATTTACTAGTGTGTTTAATGTAGCACTGCGCGAACAGGGAACTAAGCCATTCGCGCAGGGAGAAGAGGGGTTAACAGATTCTGACGGCTAAAGACCCGGAGCCGGTATTGAGAAGCGTGAAGCGTTTGTTGTTAAGTTCGAATATAAAGCCAGTTGTGTCATTCACACCAACCTGAATCTGCTCATTCGGTAGATCGGTGAGGATGTCAGCTACACACTCATCAGCTAATTTCTGTACGTGTCCGATCTCAAGAGCGATTAGGCTGGAAATAGTGGTGTTCATTCAATCAATCCATTCTAACTTATACTATGGTAAGGAATACTACTAAAATTTGTATCAATACTGAATACATTCATATCATATGCAAGTTAATTTTCTTACCTATTTTGGGCTAGTTTTTCTCCGTGCAATGGCCTTTAACCGGTCTTTTAAGTGCCTATCGAAAAAAATGATAATAGCTTTACAACCCTAACCTTTGATGTAATATCGGTAAGCACTTACCAGAGAGAATTGAACGCGCAAAGGTTGTAACCATGTCTGATAACAAGATTGAATTTATAGAAAGTCGCTACGCTGCTTTTATCGCAGGGTTGATTGAATCCTCACCTATGAGCCAGGCCCAGATAGCCAAAACAATTGGGTATAAAAACGCCAACAACCTTTCTTTAATTAAAAGCGGCAAAATTCCTTTGCCTATCGATAAGGTTCGTCCGCTGGCGCTGGCACTGGGTATTGAGCCAAGTCGTCTTATGATGATGGTGCTGGAAGAACGCCAACCCGAACTCGCAGCATTTTTATACAAAGAAGGCACAGCTCCTCTTAACGAGGACGAAAAACAGGTTCTTGCTGCATATAACGAGCGATTCGGTAAAGAGAAAGGCGCATCACAAAAGGTTGTTGAGGCCATAAAGTCTCTATGAAAAATTTACACGAATAAGCTCTGTTGATAGACGATCTCCCTTAAATTTGTGGTCAATTTCGTCTAAATCCGGTTGCTCTACGATTGATGCGATGTACGTCGAGAAACTTTCTAAGGCGTCTCGCATCTCGTCCATATAATCGTGCCGGTCGTAGACCCGATCTATCCCCTCAAGACTGTGGTTCATGATTTTACGTGATACCTCCTGGCTTATGCCTAATGCTGGGAAGTAACTACGCGCAGTACGGCGCAAATCTCGGGGTGTAAATGGCTCAAGCTCCATCAGTTCTGGTCGTTCCAGAATACGACGTAATGCCTGGGCTATTGCCACTTTAGACATAGGAAGGTCTTTCCCGATTTTTTTATTCGAAGGCACGAGCCACTGGCTGTCTTTACCATATTCGAACAACTCTTCAATACAAGTGCGCATTAATGAGCTTAAAGGCAGAGAATGCTCACGGGCAGATTTGTTCCTCTTGCCTTGATTCCAAACCCCACGCTTAAGATTGAACTCACTTTTTTTAGCCCGCAGTACTTCGTCAGGTCGTCTTGCGGATACAAGACATAGCCTGGCCGCCCATTTTGTACCAGCACACACATTGAAGTAGTCCCATATATTCCAGAACACCCATACCTCTGCGTCGGTCAGCTTCCGCTCGCGAGGTGTGGGCTTTGCGCCACCGGCAACTTTGTTAAGTGACATATCGTTTAACGGTGACACGTCTATCATCCCCTGGAAGGCGCACCAGCTAAGGAACTGCTTCATCAGAGAGAAAACGCGGCGGCCCATAACAATTTTGCCATCCAGTATTAGTGGGTTGACCAGTTGGTTCACCATGAACCTATTAATGTCACTTACTTTTACATCGGCAAGGTGCGGCAAAACATGTATCAAAATACAATGAACAGCGATCTCTGGCCGACGTCTGGTTATCAGCAGAGATAAGCGAGTGAATAACATGAATGCGTCCGAGAATCTCATGTCATTGCTGACCTGGGAGATCATAACGGCCTGCATTTGAGATGCTCTTTCGAGATACTCTATCGCCTCTTTTGAGGTGTTCTCCGCAGCGCGTGCTCTGTCAAAGCTATTTTTCATATGACAATCACCGAGTTACGCCGATGCACTGTATAAGTAAACAGTATATTAGGCATAGATTCTTATAGGATCAAGAGTAAAAGTAACTCATTTTCAGCAATGATTCCATACATAGTAGGTATGGAATCATTTAGACGTTGTTTTTTGAATTTTAAGGGAAATAGGAGTGAGTTTGGTGGGAATAAAAAACGGCTCATGTGAGCCGTTAAAATCAGAGGGTGCTGACGTATGCAGCCAGTTCTGTGTATCCGCCAATCGGTTGGCCATCGATCAGTACCTGGGGGATAGTCTCTACCGGTTTACCAACAATTTCACTAAGTTTTTCCTTGTCGATACCGGCAGTGGTGATGTCGATGTACTCATAATCACCGTAGCCATGTCCCTTTAGTTGCTTCGCCAGCTCGACCGCACGTTTGCAGTATGAGCAGTTATCTCGTCCGTAGATAGTGATCGTCATAACTTAACAAATACCTTTATAAATATTGATTCGAACATATCAGACTATACTACAAACAGATTTTTTTGATAAGTATGTAGTAACTTATTGATTGACTAGTAAACAATTGAAGTGATTACGACAATAGATTACAGTAAGGATTGCCTTGAAATGTACATTTTATAGAGGTTTTAATGATTGGTAAGTTGTCTGATTCTTTGATTGAAAATAAATACAACGAATTTAGAGAAGAAATATCTTTGCTTTTTGACTATTTAAATCAGATAAATGATACAACAAAGAAAAATATAAAACGTCTTCTTAAAGAAGTGGAGTATGCACAGAATCCAGATACTATTATTAATATTAATGAAACTATTAAGATTAAGTGTGGCACAACGTTAGCTCGCCATTTATGTTCAAACCCATATACAGGTTCAACATTAGAGATAGGTAACAGCGCCATTGATTTAGAAGAAAAGATAAGATTGTGTAATACTTTGAAAAATAAACAATATCAGTGGGTTATTACTGAAGCCTATGAGTTACTGGAAGACTATATTGAGGCAATATATGTCTATACTGTATGTGTTCGAAATGATTTATGGTCCTCAAGTGATTTTGGTAAGGTTGAAGATGATGAAAATGGGAAAAGGGAAGTTTATTACAGATTATTAAAAGCAAAAAGTAACCCATCGAAAAAAATAACTAAAATTTTCAGAAATAAAATACCTGGCTTCAAAGAGATAGAAACAAACAACAAGATTGGCAAAAACTATCGCTTTAACATCAAGCTAATTGAACTACTAAGACATACAATAGTACACAATAGTGGACGATTCAATGATACAGAAAAATTTATAAATAAGGTTTTAGATGAATCTGAAATAAACGGTAAGAATAGAGTTATTGGAGAAAGAGCTGTTAGAAGTTACATTACTAAAGTGCAAGAAGATGATATTGTGATGCTCTTAGAAAGACCATCTGAAATTTTAGGTTCTTTTGGTGGGTATTTTAACAGAGCAAAATTTTTACTAAGTGATATTTTAGAATACTCACTAATCATTAAAGAAGAACTAAAATCATATCTAGGCAATCATTAACAAAAAAGGGGCCGAAGCCCCTTTGGATTTTGCGCTTAAAAAAGTGTTGCTAGGATGTTAGCAAGCTATATGGTTAAGAACGTCTGCCGTAATTGTCTATCACAGCGTTGAGCGGTCTGGTTTATGTTAGCGGAGTCTTAATCGAGTTGTTTAAAAGGCCAAACCGCTCAACGCTGTGTCTGGCGGAGAGTAATGGAATCGAACCATCATCGCTTGCGCAATGGGACGGCTTTCAAGACCGCTTGAGCACCATGCTCCCTACTCTCCAATTGTTGTGGTGCCGGGTGCTTCCCGGTGTCCTTTGGCTGGTTATCCACCGTGGACGGAGCCAATAGTCATCACAAAGGATCAATATAACCATTTCCCCGCGTGCGCTTAGCCGCATTCACCACAACGAAAAGAGCACTGTATGACGTTTGCACGGACTTACGCTTCAAACAGGGCAGTCTCGGCGGTTCTCAATGCTCTTTCCTGTTGTGTTGGTGCCGGTTAACGGATTCGAACCGCTGACATCCTGCTTACAAGGCAGGTGCTCTACCAACTGAGCTAAACCGGCATTGGCGATGGTGGGTGGATTCGAACCACCGACCAGTTGGTTAACAGCCAACTGCTCTACCGCTGAGCTACACCATCAATTCGGCACTGCCAGTATTTATTACTCAACAGTGCCAATCGCGACGGTTTAGTTTCTGCCAGGAAACGCACCGCTACTTGCACTTTTCGTTAGTGCCAGACGCTTTCGACTTCGCTCAATAGTAGAAGGCAAAATCTTTAAGTAGATGATGTTTCTGAGGACAGCACCTACTTTGTAATTTATACAATGTGATGTATGGAATCATTTGTTGTGAAAACAGGCACCAATGGCAACAGTGGTTAAACCTACACAACAATCCTGTCTTCACAACGTTGAGGCCACTACTCCGATTGAATGTTTGCCCAACATGTTACATATCAACGCTCGCCGGTATCTCTGTGAATAGAACCTTAGAATTGATAAAAATGTAATGGCCTCAACGTTGTGTGCTGGCTAACCATACCAGCCGGGCTACGTCGCCGCTTTTTAACCCAGTATAAACGACATAATTGAACAAAATGACGTAACAGGATGGGCGGTCAGAGGCTAAGAATCCGGGAGTCATATGGAGTTGAAAATATACCGACCGCCCATTCTGTTACTTCATCGGAGGGAACACTCATGTTCCCTCCTGCGTTCTGCAATCACACTCGCTCAGTGTGTCCCATTTCGGTAACGAGGCTGGAAACTGACCTCGCTGGTGTTTGGCTTATTAGGCTACTGCCAGATAGACTTCTTCGTTTGCACTTGTATTTAAGTTCAAACAGTCGCGTCTCAACGAAAACAAAGTCATCTTATACATAAAAGATAAGTAAGTAAATACTTATCACTATGTTTTTATTCGGTTGTAACTTTTTTGATCAAGGCCACTCTACGATCAGGTGTTCTTGTGATGGTGGCAGTGAATCGTTTCGCTTGGATAGTAATGGTTTCGTTCTCCTTAAGTTGCCCGTAGCGAGTTTCCACCAGGGTACCAAGACGCCACAGACCATCATCGATACGTTTATGACTAGCAAATTTAATAAGCAACAGTTTTACGACTAACTGACCTACGTAAAAGGCGAATGCGACTCCGGCCGCTAAGAAATAGGTGGCCAACCACCAGTCCCAAGAAGTTAAATTGCTCATTTTCTAACCTTTGTTTCATGAACTACCCGATACACACGCTTTCCGATGCACAGTGTTTTGGTTTTAAGTTCCTGCTTAATTAAATCACGACAGATGCCGAAGCCGATAAGGAAGCCACCCATAAAAGCTAATGAGATGTATGGAATCATTTTAACACTCCTGATTCTACTAATTGCTGTAGCAATACTTTCCCTTTATCAGTTAACTGGTAGTTGGCCGAACACTTCGTTTCAGAAACGTTTGCAACCAACCCTAAACGCTCTAACTTAGCTCGCGTTTTAGGCTTCCAGTACTCAGGGAACTCCGGCCACTTACTGATTTCATGAAGCGTTTCCTTCTCCCGTTTACTTAATACGATCATCCTTAATCTCCTTCAGGGTGTTGGTTATTTCTACAATGCGATAAATACGACCGCGTCTTTCTATAACACCGCTTTTAATGTAGTCATTGATGCAACTGGACATCACCACAATACCTATGAAAAAACCAACTGCTAAAAATGCAATCATCCAGCCGAGCATCATTCTTTATCTCCGATTCGATCTTCTGTATCGCGTAAGCAACGCGGCCATTTCAGTCGTGGGTGGCGTAAGCTGCCGTCCGGTGTTTTCTCGTGACAATGAACCTCGACAATACGACCACGGTACTTCTCTTTGTTGTTCCAGATCTCATCCAGATATTTATGCTTAATGCCGCTCGCACGAACGATGACGCCGTTTTCAAGACGAATAACAATTTTTCCAAGTGTGTTGGCAAAACCAGAGTCCGGGTCGCCCGGCTCAAAGTCGATAATTTCACCATCTTCGGAATCTTCGTCTTTTAACTTCCACCAGCTGCGGGTACGTTTAAACTCGTAAACAGAGTTCGGATCTTTGCCCATCTCCCCTTCTTCGTTATCGTCCAGGCGTTTCATGAAGCGTTCGATGAAGTCTTCGTGGCTATGGATGATATAGAACGGATGCAGGTGAATGTCTTGTGTGTAGCCTTCACTGCGATCGTTTTTGAACAACGCCACCAGCATAGCCAGGCGCTCTTTCAGCTTCATACCTGTCTTTGCATACTCTTTGGATTTAGCCTGTGCTCGCCATTCCGGTAGGAAGAAGTCGAAAACATGATAAATAGCGCCAATTGCCTGCACGTTCTTTTTGCGCAATGCAGATACGGACTGGTTAAATGAACCGGCAGTTCCTTCACCATCGAAGAAGATGTGTTTGTGGCCTGAAAGTTTGCCTAATTCGAGCATGGCTGGCTTTAGGTGATCGAGAGACGTGATTGGATTACCAGTACGAGAAAGGAAGTTAACCTCTTCCTCGTCAACAATAACCTCGCAAATTACTCGCAAACCATCGAGCTTAAGACTGCCAATCATCGGCCATTTTGCTTTAGGATTTGGCTTGAAGGGGTATTTGTCGCCTTTTTCTTTATACGGTGACGCCAGCTGCACCTCGAATTTCGGAATGGGATTTTCAAAAACCTTGTTGCATAGGCTAATCCCAACACCTGCTTTCGGGTCTTTTAAGAGGAAACGACGGAACACGTCCTGCCCATCGGCGCACATTGACGCCACGATAGACTCAACAGCTGCTATTGCTGCGTTCCCCGTTAGCTCGCGAGAGGCCAGCTTATTCAGTACATCAATGGCTTTTTCGTCACTTGGGATGGACTCACTAAGCGGCTCTGCCACTTTGTATTTCTTTACCCCAAAACGGATGAAAGGGTTGAGCATCAATGAAACCATGCTTTGCTCGAAGTCATCCATGTTGGCCAATGCCTCTTTTTTTGCATTGGTTCCCATAGCTTTCATTTCGTCCAGCTTATGCTTAAGTGCGATCAACTTTTTCATTGTTGTTTTACCTCCATATGTTGATCGATTTGCTCATGTGTTTCTTTTGTTGTTTCTTCAAGCAACGCCGCATACACGTCAGTGATCGCTGTTTGTGATGTGGTGCTCTTCTTAACCATGCTATTAATCGTTACACCGTCACGTTTTCGTTTTAAAGTTCTGGCTTGTTTATTCTGTTCTTCAACCTCCTTAATGAGCGCGGTCATATCTTCGAAATACAGAGATTCTCCTTTACGAATCTCTTCAACCATCATTTTTAACGCCTTGCATTTGCCTGCTTTGATAGCGGTTGCGCACGACTGGAATGAAGTTCGAGGAAGACGGTTTTCTTTGAAGGCAAGAATGGTGTGCTGGCAAACGGAGTAGCTGCAATATGCCGACTCACCGTTTATCTTTACTTCCTCACAACGAAGTGAATAACCATTATTTCCTGAAATAGAGGGGATTTTTGACAAATCAGCTTTCACAACTACCGCCATAAATAATCTTGTACTTACCTATCGTTATTTGCGTAAAAAACGACGCGCGGAGAGATTACCAACTTCCCCAGCTAATCATCTTGCGCTGATCGCTTTCTAAGCGATAGGGGACAAGAAGCTCTGTGACATGATTGGTGGCGTATGATTTAGCCTCTTGCTCTATCATCGGTAATTCGTTAGCAATCCTGACCATCTTCCCAGCAAACTCCGCCATTACGCCATCACATGCCTTCCCAGCATCAATATGAAGTGGCACACTGAATTTGGCCACCTGAACAGAGGTGATATGCTCACCTCAGAACAACACAGGTGCTCCAATGAAAAAAAGAAATTTC